CGAGCGCACGCGCTCGGCGAGGTCGCGGCCGAGTTGCGTGAAGGCGGCGCCCACCTCCTGCGCGAAGACGACTTCCGCCTCCCGCAACGCGAGCCTCGCCCTGGCGCGCAGTGAACTCATCAGGCGATATTGAGCCGGCGGCTCCGGTACTTGCGGCGGTGTACGTCGAGGATTTCCTTGACGGCCGCCGGCAGGCTGCGCTCGATGATCGAGCCGTCCTGGCGGACGCCGCCGATGACGCCTGAGAAGGCTTCGTCGCTGCTGCGGTAGGTGCGCACCGTGAGCTGGAGCGCCGCTTCGTTGATGTCCCCAGGGATGGCCCCGAAGCCCCACTTGGCCTTGACGGTGTAAGCGATGCCCTCACCGAAGTAGGCGCCGCGTGCCAGCGACCCGGCCGTGTCCGTGAGCTGAATCCCCGTCCCGCGCTCGACGTAATCTGTGATCTCGACGCCGTGCAGCCCCGTCACCTTCTCGACGCTGCCGGGGACGAACTCGGGAAGCGTAAGGGTGGAGATGCCGTCGCCGTAGACGACGAGGTCGGACGCCGCGCCCGCGGGCGCGAAGAAGTCCACGGCCCGGCCGTCGGTCACGTAGGAGTCAATCCGGCGCGAGACGCGGGTGATGATTCCCGCGAGCTTCGCCTGGTCATCCTCGGAAGTGGCCTGCGGCAAGTAGCCCGTGAGCGCCTCGCCGCCGACCAGCTCCTCTTTCGTGCAGTAATCCATCCAGGTACTCCCTCGCCGAAAGTGATGGGCGGCGCGATTACTTGCGCCCGCGCTTCTCCCTCTTCCCGTCGGCGTCGTCGGCCGCGCGCGCGATGCCGCGGGTGATGAGCTGCTCGGCGACGCCGCGCGTGACCTCCATCGTGTCGCCCTTCGCCAGCAGGCCGTAGGGCCTCTCTAAAATGACTTTGACCATCTCGAATTCCTCGGTTTGAAGTTCCGCAAGACACACCGGCGCGGACGCCGTTCTCGACGGTCTGAGGATAGGTGAGAAAAACTGTCGTTATTTACTGAGGAAATGGGGCGGATTTATGAAATGTGAAGGGGCCGGGCGAGGATTGAACCTAGCCCGGCCCCTTCGTGCCGTCGCCGTGGGGGAAGGATTACAGCGTCGGCACGAGCAGCTCGCCCGCAAAGCCGCGCTGGGCGGCCGTGCGCGGTGACGAGGCGAGCCGCGAGAGCTGCGCGATGACGCAGGCGAAGGTGCCCGCCGCGCCGTCGCCGGCCGTCAGGACGAGGTCGAGGTAACGCTTGCGGCCCCGCATGTCGAGGCCGATGTGGTACGCCTTGTTATCGTCGGTCGCGCCGGGCAGGGCGGACGGCGCGACGCTGAAGTCCGCGCCGGGCACGTCGGCCGCGCCGGTCATGTCTGAGGCGTCTGACTCGCGGACCTTCAGCGCGGCGAGCGCCGCGTCTATCGAGCCCAGCACGACGATGAAGTCAACGTAACCGGCGCCCAGCGTGTCGAGTGTGGCCGTGACGAAAGCGGCGTTGTCCACCGGCCCCTGCGGGGGCGTAATCACCACGGTCCTAGTTTCCTGAGAGTTAATCATCAGCTTTCTCCTGGCTGTGGGAGGGGCGCAGTTTTGAGTGCGCCCCTCCCGGTCTCAACTCGAAACCACAAGGGCGTGGCGTTAGCTCTCGGCGGTGATGAGGCCGACCATCGGCCCGGCCTGCCGCTCCTCCGGGTCGGCCGAGGCGTTGCCGACATCGTGATTCTTGATGTCGAGGCGGGCCGTCGCCTTGATGCCGATCTGGTCCTCGGCCCACTTGTATTCGGTCGAGACGGCCAGCGTCAGTTGACGGCGGTCGCCGAGCGTGGACGAAAGTTCCAGCGCGCCGAAGGTGAGGGGGATGTCGTCGGCGGCCTCCTGGTGCGGGAAGACTTCGGTAGTCTCCACGGGGTAGCCGAGGAACATCTTATCCGTGCCCTTCTGGACCTCGGCGGCCGTCGTGCCGCCCGCCGCCAGCGCGAGGGGCTGCATCACGTTCGCCCAGAACGTCTGCGACGTGTACCACTTCGGCTTGCCGCGGCGGAAGACGAAGGCGGGCAGCAGCCCCAGCACGGCCGAGAGGTCGCGCAGGGTGATGTCGCCCCACGTCGGCCCGGCCGCGACGTGCAGCCCGGCGATCTCCGCGCGGTTGGCGGAGAGGCTCTTGAGCATCGTGCGCAGGCCGACGGTGCCGCCGTAGCCGGCGGTCCCGTCGCCGTTGAAGCCGCAGAGGTCTTCCTTCTCGGCCTTCGCGGCGGCGATGTCTCCCGCGAGCACGTCGCCGAAGTTCACGAGCGCGTCCTCGTCCACCTCGGATGAGCGGACGACAATCGCCATGATCTTCTTAGCGACCAGGCCGACCAGGTCGCCCGTGATCGCGCTCTCGGTGCCCCGCTGCCCTTCGCCGACGAAGTAGAACTGCACGCCGCCGAGGCGGCGCGGTATGTTCTTCGTGTCGCGGCCCATCGGCTCTATGTACGTGTTGGGCCTGAAGACGCCGAACTCTTCCGTGAGCGAGATGATGCGCGAGCTGAACTCGCCCGGCACGAGGAAGCCGCCGGCCGTGTTGATGGACTCCTGCTGCGCCTTGACCTCGATGCCGTGGGACTTCACCCAGTCGAGGTGCGACTTCATGTTGCCGACGGTGCCGAGGAACCAGCGCGCGAACTTGTACGCCTCGACATCGCCGTTGTCGCCCTTGAAGTACTTCAGCTCGCCGAAGCGCGAGGACCGCGCGAGCGACTTGATCTCGGCGTCGCCCGCGCTGAGCGTGCCGGGCTGCGCGACGCCGCCGCCGTTCGCGCCGGGGCGCGTGATGCCCTTCGTCGAGTCCGATTCGCCGACGCGCATCGTTTCGAGATTTGTCAGGCGCTCGACCTCGGCCTGCGCGCTCTTAAGCTCCGCGTTAGTGTCCTCGATTTCCTTCTCGACGGCGGTCGTGTCCTCGCCCTCGGCCGCCCCGTCGTAACGCTTGAAGGCCGCCCCCACCTTCGCCTGCAATTCGTCGCGGCGCTGGAGTGCCTGTTGAAGTTTCGATGCCATTTGACCTGCCTCCTCTGACGGTCAGCGCACGCCCAGGCCGCGCGCCACCGTGCGTTGATATTCAACGCGGGCACGCCGCATGGACTCGTTCGCCTTCACGTCAGAGGTCAGCTCGCGGGCCGCCTTCGCGGCCGCTTCGAGGTCGGAGGCGATGGCCTCCGCGGTCTGAGTGTGCTGGTCGTTCAAGGTGCGGCTCTTGCCCTCGCGTTGCCGTTGTTCGTGCAGTTCCTGCATACGAACAAGTAGCCCACGCGCGGCATCTCGAACCGCTTTGGAGTGGGTGAGTAACGGTAAACTCACGCCGAGCTTACCATAAGAATTATTTGTGGATGAAGCGTCGCCGGCCGTTTTCGTTGATGCCTCCCCCAGCCCGCACATACGGAGGCCGGCGGCGCGGGCCTCGCCGACGAAGCCGGCGAGAATCTCGTCGATGCGCGCCGCGAAGTCTATCTGGATGCCGCTCTCGGCGGCGCTCAGGGCGACCCACTGGAGCTGCCAGAAGAGCGACGCGAGCGTCTCCGTCAGCTCGTGGATGTCATGCGCGCGCCCCGCGAGGTCTTCCTCGCGCTCCCTGACGGCATCGCCGAAAAGGTTCTTTGCCGACTTGAGGAAGCCGCGCAGGCGAAGCATCTGCACGTACTCCTCGCGCTCGGCCCGGATTCTCGCCTCCCACATATCGAGGTCTTCTTCCGCGACGCCTTTGCTCTCCTGCTCGGGGCGGATGAATTTGACCGCGACCGCTTCGTTGCGCCATTCGCAGGGGGTGTGCGTCATGCTCGCGTCGAGCCCGAGAGGCCAGCGCACGATGCGCCGGGCCTTGCCCTCGCGCTCACGCTCGACGAGGTGTGAGGCCGTGCCCGAAGACCAGCCGAGCTGCTTATCCTCGGCCAGCCCGTAGAGGCGCTGCGCCTCGGGGAGCGCCATGTCGAGCTGCCCTTCCACGAACACGCCGACGCTGTCCATCTTCAGGACGGCCGTGCCCAGCTTGAGCTTCTTAAACAAGGGGTCCTGGCCGTGGTCGAAGTAGATAGTTGATTGGTGCCCCGACGTGATGTCGAAGTCCGTCTCGGCGGTGAAGAAGTCGCCGGCGAGGTCCGGGCTGCTGGGCGTCGAGAAGCGGACGAGGTAGCCGCCGACTTTGCCGTTGCCGAGGGCCTTGACCGCCCCGCCCAAACGTACCAGCTCAAATGCTGACATCTGTTAATTGCTCCTTAATGAATTGCCAGTCAGTTATTCGGCGACGGGGGTAAACCGCCTCCGGCAGCGTGGATGGCTGAGGGGGTGACGACGCGCCTGGGCGAGCGTCACAATCATACCATCGGCCTTCTTGTCCTGGTCGTGGTATTCCCAGCCGCAATCCGCGCCGTCGTGGACGAGGACGCGCTCGACGCCGGCCGCGCCCAGCGTCTCGATCAAGTCATAATTCGCCGCGATGCGGGTCTCGGTCTCGGCGATGAGCTGAGCCCGGTGCAGGCTCGCCGCCTCTTCGCCCGCGGCGTCGGCCTGGGCCTCGGTCATGCCGTTGCCGAGTGCGAGCTTGCGCGCAGAGTCGAAAACGCCGGGATACATCTGCCGCCCCGAGACGTGCTGAGCGACGCGCGTCACGATCTGCTCGTGGGTAGCGCCCTCTTCCATCGCGAGGATTGCCTCCCTCACGGCCGTCACGGTCTGCTGCTTCAGGTCCGAGGTGTAAGCCGCGACGCGGGCGTCGTTGTTTCTGGCGATGCTCGACCGCGAGGCGTCGCTGCTCACCGTCTCCGTCTGGAGCCCGCGGCGGACGTGCGCCTTGACCTCTTCCTCGATGCGGCCGTGCATCTCCTCGAAGGCCGCCGTGAACAGCTCGACGCGGCGGCCGACGACGCGCGTGCCGATGATCTCGGCGGCGCCGGCCGCGTCCGTCAGGTCGCCGGCGGCGGCCACTTCCTCGGGCACGTCGGCCGCCAGACGGACGAAGGCCGCGCGCAGCGCCTCGGCGAAGAGCGGCGCGGCTTCGGCCTGCGTCTGCTCGACCTCGTCGTCGAGAGATTTGAAGGCGCCGCCCGAGGCCGGGGCGCGCTCGGCCGGAGCCGGCGGGAGCCGCTTCATCTGAGCCGCGGCGAACGCGGCCAGGAACGCCTTCTGAGCGAGCTGCTGGGCCGTCTGAGCGCCCGCCGACCCCGGCCCGTCGCCGAGCTGCTCCTGCGTCGTGAAAAATGCGCTGAAGAGCCCGAGCGCCGCCTGCTCGGCCGCGCCCTGCGGTGTGACGGGGGCCTTCGAGCTAAGGCGCAGGTAGTAATCGCCGAAGGGGTCGGGGTCTTGCCCGATGAGCGAGCGGTATTGATTGAGCGTGATGCCGCCCGCCTCGAAAGCCTCGCGCGCCCGCGTGTGCGCGGCGTCCTCGTCCTCGCGCAGCGCCGCGACCTCCGAGGTGTCGAAGTCGAAGAAGAGCGCCGGGTCGTCGTCGAAGTCGCGCAGGAGTTGTTCGGTGAACTCGTCGGCGAAGTCATCCCAGACGGGGATGAGGTGCTGCTCGAATGCCTGGCGCTGGAAGTTGCGGAGGTTGTTGTAGGTCGAGGCGTCCGTGCCCGAGCCGAGGCCGACGACGGCGCCGGGGATGCCCATGACGCCGAGGATGCGGTCGGCCGGAATCCTGCGCACGCCTTCGAGGTTCAGCTCCTCCGGGGTGAAGCCGATGGTGTCAACCTTCAGCGCGCCGGTCGCCACGAAGGGCTCGCCGCGTTTCTTGCCGGTGAAGCGGCGCTTGAACTTCTCTATCAGGCCCTTCGCCTGGTCTTCCTCGATCTGTGTGTTCGGGTCGCCCGACGAGATGATGATGCCGGGCACGCCCATGTTCTTGAGGAGAGCGGCGCTGAAGCGCGCGGCCTCCTCGTCGGTGAAGACCTCCAGCATCGCGGCCTTCAGCGGCGCGTAGCCCACGCGCGGGTTTTTCGGGTCTACGCCGTTCTTGATGTGGATCACGTCCTCGGGGGCGAAGCGCGCGTAATGCCCGTCGAAGGTGTATTCGTAATAGTCAATCCACTTCTTACTGCCCGGCGTGTAGACGGGCCGCATACACCAGTGCGGCGCGTAGTACAGCTCGACGGGGACGCCGAACCCGCGCGCGTTCTTGACCTTGATGATGTAGGCGTTGCCGTCGAGCTGGTAGGAGATGTATGCGCCGAGCCAGAGGGTCTTCGCCGAATAGTGGTCGTTGGGCCGCTTCAGCAGGTCGAGCGCCGGGTGCTTCGTCACCTGCTCATACTGCTTCGGCCCCGTCTCCCTGAGCAGGGTGATGAACGCCTGCCGGAAGTTGCGCGTGCCCCAGGCGAGGCAGGCCGCGACGATGGAGTTGGCGAAGGCGTTGACCCGCGAAGTGTTCACGTCCTCGCCGTTCAGCTTGTGCCAGTTGACGCCCTCGGCCGACGACCAGTGGTCCGGGTTGGCCGGGTCGTAGACGAAAGACTTGAGCGCGCGCCCCGCGCGCCCGACGAGTGATTTCTTATTCATTAGAAGAACTTCATCGACTGCTTGCCGGCCAGCTTGTTAAAGGCGCCGCTCGATGCGTCCACCTGGTCTTTGAACTTGCCGAACGGGAACGAGGTCAACTCGTCGAGGTACGCCTTGTTCCACTCGCCCTCGACGAGCCAGACATTCATCGCCTCGCACTGAGCCGCGAGGGGCTCGGCGCGGATTTCCTTGTCGCCCGAGACGCGCTCCGTGCGCGCCGCGTAGCCCGCGAGGTTTCGGACGCTGGCCTCGGCGCTTTCCTTGCCGCCCGAGCCGCCTTCCTCTTCGAGCCAGACCTTGAATTTCAACCCGTACTTCGCCGCCACGTCACCGGCGAATCTCTTGATCCGCTCCTCGCGCTCCAGCGCCGACCACTGGCCGCGCCTCACTTCCTCGACGAAGGTGCGGCCGCTCTTCTCGCGCCCCATGAGCACCATCGCCGTGTAGCAGCCGCCGCCGTCGGTCCCGGCCTTGTCCACGTACAGGACGCGGTCGGCGTCCACGGGAGCCGCCCCGAGGACGCGATCCTTGAACCAGGACAGCTTGAACTTGTGCCCCGCCTTCGGGCGCGGCCGTTGCTGATAAAGAGCATTCCAAAAGTAACTGCCGATGCGCTTCTCGATGCGCTTCAGCTTGGCGAGCGGCCGGCGCTCTTCACAGAGGGCTTCGCCGGGTTTGCGCCAGTCGGGCTCGACGGTACAAGTGGCCGGGAACTTTTGCGCCTCCCCCTCTTTAATCGCCTCGAAGGAGACGATGTGCCACCGCTCGGGCTCTTCCCCTTCCACCTCTTCGGCGAGCAGCCACCCCGACAAGTCGTCTTCATTCCAGCGCGTGTTGATGACGATGAGCGCGCCGTGCGGGTCCGTGTCCGACCAGGGCTCTTCGCGCGTGTACCAGGTCGAGCCGTACCACTCCTTTTGCTTCTCCCTAATCGTGACGGAGGCGGCCTGCTCCGCGTTCTTTAAGGGATCGTCAATGACGCCCAAATGCCAGCCTTTGCCCGTCGCCTCGCCGCCGACGCCGGTCGCCCACAAACCGCCGCCGCCGGTGAGCCACTGCTTAACGGCGTTGGCTTTGCCGTCAATGACGCCGCCCGCTTCTTTGTAGTTTTCGCGGGCCGCCCGCGAGAGCGTGTAGGCCAGCCCCGCCGAGTAGCTGGAGAGGCCGACAAATCGGTCCGGGTAGAGGTAAAGGAAGTAGGCAGTGAAGAGGCGGGAGGCCAGCTCGGATTTGCCGTGCCGCGGCGGCATGAAGATCATCAGCCGCTTGATCTCGCCGTCGGCTACCTTCTGAAGCACTGCCGCGAGGACGAGGCAGTGCTTGTACCAGCGATAGCTCGGCCGGACGCGAGTGACGAACTCGACGAATGTCAAAGAGCGTGCGCCTTTTTTGCGGCGGCGTCGCCTCAGCTCCAGAACGGCGCGGGCGCGGTCGGCCTGGGAGGCGCGCGCGTCACGCCCGCGGGCGTGGGTGCGCCTCTCCCTCTTACTCGCCCCGCCGCCGGCCTTTGGCTTCGCGCTTTTGCTTGCGCCGGATGAGGGCTTCGAGTTCGTCGTCCGACATTTTTTCGAGGTCTTCATCCGTCAAACCTTCGTCGGGGTCTACCGGCTCGGGCTTCGGCGCCGGCCCGTCTATGTGGGCGTACAGCCACTTCACCGTCTCCAGCCAATCCTTCGGCCCGACTTCCAGCTCCGTGCCATCGGGGAACTTCGCGCGGCCCGTGGTCGCGATCTCCCAGAGGAGGCGCGCGAGCAGCTCCCCGCCGCTCAAATTCTGGCCGTCGAGAGTGACCTGGGCGTCGCCGCGGAGGCTGAGGAGGTCAGTGAGCGCCCTGGACTTGGGCGGCCTTCCATGCGGATTTCCGCTTTGCCCCTTCTGAAACGGCATGGCGTTGATACCTGTTGTTTCTCAACGGGGCGTCTGACGCCGGCGGCGTCTTCCCCTCCTCGCCCGCGGCCAGCGCCGCGGCGAAACTGACGAGCCCGTCATCCCAAGCCCCGTGTCGCGCGACCACGTCGTCGAAGTCCTCGATGTCATGCGGGACGATGAAGAGCGTGCCCCGCTCTTCGTCGTGTCCGCCGTGCTTCAGCTCGTGATCCACGAGCGCGACCCGCCACTCGGCCGAGCGGGCGAGCCAGATGGGCCGGCAGACTTCCATCACGAAGAAGGGCCGCGGCTCGCCCTCGGCGCCGGACGTGGCGAGGAAGGCGTAGAGCCCCGTGACCTTGCGCATGACCGCCGCGCGCGGCCGGCCGCCGACGACGGGCGGTTTGTTCGTCCACAGGTACTCGATGCGGACGCCGTGAAGGTGCGGGTGACAGAGGTCGATCAGCCCCCCGGCTATCGCCTCGACCTCGGGCGCGCGGGCGTATTCCTTCCGCCCGCTCATCTCCTCGAAGGGCCTCCCGCCAGAGAGCGCCGACGGCGCTCGATGTTGACGACGCCCGTCACGGCCGCCTTGATGGAGCGGAGGGCGCCCAAGCCGATTACCGCCTCGTCGGGCAGGCAGTAGATGCAGATGAGGAGGCGGTCGCGTTCGTAGAGCGTGGGGCTCTCCCTCCGGCATTCGTCACAGGAGTTGGGTGCCTTCGGCATATCTCGTCCTCATCTCTCCTCGGCGGGCGCCGGCAGCATTTGCCGCTGCGCCTGGCGCACCTCGCGCACGTCGCCCTTGATCTCTTTCAAGTCGTCGAGCACGATCTGGAAGGCGTCGCGCCTGACGAACTCGCCGTGCTCGCCGCGCGCCCTGTCCACGTCCGACTTCACGGCCTGCACGTCGCGCTCGACCGTCGTGAGGCGCTGCGCCTCGGCGCCCTTCGCGTAGTTGATTGACCCCCAGGCGATGAAACAGGAGGCGACGGCCGACGCCACGAACGGCAGGGCCCAACGCGCGACCGTGATCGCGCGCCGCCTGTTTCGGGCTGAGAGGTTGAAAGCCATTTAGAAGACCCCGAGCACCCGCGCCGCGAGCATGCCGCCCGCGGCCAGCGTCGCGAGCACGGCCCGCTTGCGCGACTTCCGCGCCTCGCCCTTCAATCGTTCGTTATCACTCTTGAGCACGGCGATGGTCTGCTCGTTCAAGGTGATCGCGCGCTCAAGAAATCCGACTGACCGGCGGAGCTGCTCGATCTCGCGTTCGGCCGCCTGGTAGCTCGTCGCGAGCGACGCCGAGTTGGCCTTCTCCGCGGCGAGCTGCTTTTCGAGCGTCGCTATCTCGGCGCGCTGCGCCTCCACCAGCTCGCGGCCGGCCTTGACCTCGCCGACGAGTTGGGCGAGCAACTGCTCGTCACTGACAACGGGCGAATCGCTCGCCGGGGTAGAGGAGGGCGAGGTCTGCGCAGTTGCGACGGTGCAGAGCGCCGAGATCATCGCCGCGACGCAGAGCGTTCGTGTTAGTAGCTTTTTCATAATTCGACCGTGCTCCCTTGACTCTTTCTTTCGCCGCCGCCGCCTCTCGCGCCGTCTGCTCGACCGCGGGCTTGATCGTCCTCTCGCGGACCTGGTCGTTGACCTTCCGCTCGACGGCCGTCTCGTTCGCGGAGGCGATGGCCGCCCCCGCCTGCACCTGCGCCTCGTGCGACTGCGCTTCGGTCGCCTGCACCTGGTTTGAAGTGATGGCCGAGCGGGCGCCCGACACGACGCCGCCGGCGAACTGCCACGCGACGGACGCAAGCGCGCCGAGAGTGACCGCGACGAGCAGCGCCGACATCGGGCGCGTCGTCACGAAATGCGAGACCGCGCCGCCCGCGGTCTTGAAAATCTGTCTCGCCCTGCCTGCCATCACGCGCCCCCCTTCACCTTGCGCAGCGCGAGCACGAGCGCCGCCCGGACCTCGCGCCGGTAGTAGTAGACGAGGCCGGCGGCGCCGAGCAGCGCCGCGATCAAAAACACCTTGCCGCCGAGGCCCATCGTCCAGAGCGTGACGATGCCGCCTCCGGCGCGCAGGCCGAGCTTGCGCGCGAGCCCCGCGCCGACCGCTTTCGTCTCGTCGTTGACGGGGATTTCGTCGAGCAGCGACGGCTCCGCGGGCGTCTTTTCTGTGGCCGCCGCGGGCGCCTGCGGGGCCTGTGGCTGCGCTTCCGAGGTCGGGACGGCCTGCGGGGTGGCCGCGGGCGCCTCCGGGGCCGTGAGCGAGTCGAGCGTGTGCTGAAGCTGGGCCTCCGCGAACTGAGAAACCGTGAGCACCTTCAGCGCGTCCCGGTAGCGCGCCTCGCGGTCTTCCTTGCCGTTCGTGCCCCCGTTGATCTTGACCGTAATCTTGACGAGCTGGCGCAGGTCGGCCTCGTCGCCCCGGCCGTTCAACTTGTCGGCGACGGAGTTGAGGCCCTTGACGCGCGCCCAGATCGCCGCCGCCGCCCGGAACCCGTGACGCGGGGCGAGCAGGAGGTCGGGGTCTTCGAGCAGGGGCAGCCCGAGCAAGTCGGCGAGCAGCTCATACATCTCGCGCCCGGTCGCCTGAATCGGACAGCGCCCGCGGAACTTCCAACCGTCGCCCGGCTGTGTGTTACCCATGCGCCCGCCGTAGGTCTTGTTCGCGAGGGCTTGGGGGTTGTGGGCGTACGGCTCCGCCGCGGCCGGCGTCGGGAAGCGCCGCGGCCAGACCTGCGTCAGACGGCGCGCGGAGTAGTTGAGATTTTCCGACCAGCGCGAGAGGTCGTTTGACTCATGCGCGAGTTGCGCGAGGAAGGCCGCCGCGCGCTTCCGGGTGACGATGCCGAATTCGGCCATCGCGGCGACGAGCAGGGGCTGGTACAGGGCGGCCTTATCTCCGGGGCAAGCCGGGAAGAGCTGTCTGAACTGCTTGAGGGTAATCACTGGCCGACTCTCCTCTGAAGACAAAAATCGTGAGGGGAGGGCGGGACAGGCGCGGCTGCGGTCTTCATTGCCGCTTATGGTTGGCGTGCGGACTGCCGCTCAGCACATGCGCGCCCGCCCCCCCTCACACCGAAGAGAGTAGGCGAGAAAAACTGTCGTTATTTACTGAGGAAAACTGCGCCCCTTCAGGGGAGGATGGGATTCTTTGAGTAGATGAGGACGAACTTGTTATTGCCCTGCACCGGCCTCTTCGTCTCACGCACGCGGCCGCTGTCTAACAGCTCTTGCAACCGCTTCCACACGGTCGAGGCGGGCAGGCCCGTGTCCTCGGCGATCTCGGAGCGCGTCAGCGGGAACTGCACGGCCTGATAGATGGCCTCCCGGTCAACGTCCTGGTCGCGCGTCTGCTCGGCGCGCGCCCATTTGATTTCCTTCTTCAGCCGGCCGGCATACTCGGGCGGGCACTGGTCGAGCGCCCAGACGAGGGCCTGCTCGTATTCCTTTGCGCGGCGGACGCGCGGGTCGGCGATGTGCTCGAAGGATTTGAGCTTGGGGATGCCGGCGGGAACGGTGTGGCCGTCCTGGTGCTGATTCGCGGCGGGTTTGCGAAGGGCGCTCATGCTCCGGGGATACTCCTTGCTCTTACTCGTAGATGGGGGCGTGAACGGTGAGGGATAGGGATTCGACTAGAGAGCCCTCCCGGCCACACGTAGAGTATGGCGGCGGCGAGATTTCGTTATTTACTAAGGAAAATGAGGAGAATTATGTCGCGGGCTGCTGAGGCCCCCCCTCGGATCGTAACCTGTCCAGTTCCCCGACGATGATCTCAGACTCGTCCACCATCGCCAGCGTTCGCGGCGCGAACAAATCACGGGGCTTGTCGCGCACGTAGAGGATGAAATCGCGCAGGACGCGCTCCAGAGCGCGCAGGCGCGTGTTTTCGTCGCGGGCCTTCGAGCTTCGCCGCTCTCCTATGCGCCGCTCCCCTCTGTCTTGTCCTGACATCGGCCCCCTCCGCCGGTGCTTAGATGCCGGGTGAGTCCGGCCTCCGTTGTTTCCCATTGTTAATCAACGGGAGAATTTTGGACCCTATCCAACCGCCCCGGCCCCGCGGCCGTGACGAAGAGCAAGAAAGGTTTACACGCTCCGTGGGGCGCCTCAAATCTTAACATTGATTCCGAATTTTTGTAGGGGTCGGGAGGGCGGGGGAGGGAAGCGCCCACGCGGGCGACTGTCACGAGTTGAGAGGCTGCAAATGGTAAATCGTGAATCGCGGCCGCTCAGGTCGAGCGCCTCCGGGGGCGCAGGGCCTCGCGTCGGCGCCGACGGCGCGCGAGCGAACGCCGAATCCAGTTAAGGATGCTCCGCAGTAAGTTTCTCATTAACTGAATAGTAACTGACTTAAACGCCCCCGCGCTTGCCGCGCGCCGGAGTCGGCGCCTCGACCGGCTGGGGCGTCGGCGCGACGAGCTGGTAGACCGTCAGGCGGACGTGCGTCGCCTCGGCCGAGATGTGGTCGGGCACGCCCACGTGCTTCACCTCGACCTCGACCTTGCACCCGTGCTGCGCCGCCTCCATCATCAGATGATTAAGCGCGGCTGCCGCGTCGCGCAGCTCCGTCGCAATCACTTCTGGCGTACGCCCCTCATCCATTATTCAGTGCGGGCCTTCCTCTGTGTCGGCACGGCCTCAGACACGGCATAGAGCAAGCACCATCGGGTGGGCTTGCCGGCTTGCCCCGACCTGTAATAGCAGCCGCGCGGCGGCCCGCCCGGCTTCAGGTGCTTCTCGCGCAGTCCCGTCTTGTGGAGGAGATCGGGCGGGATGTCTGCGTAAGCGTAGCGCGGCACGCCGGGGCACTCGGATTGAGGAGGCGTCTTCCATTCCCAGCGGCAAAGCGAGCAGACCAGCTTCTCGGTCTGGAGGTCGCGGCTGAGTTTATGCCGGCGGAATTCGAGCTGGATTTGCTTGTCCTTCATTTTAATCAGAATCAGTTACGTCGTTCGCCTCGGCCGGCGCATCCTGTCCGACCTTTCCCGCCCTCACGCCAAGGCGTAGCACGACCATGTCGTCACCCTTCGCCTCCTCGTCGAGCGTCACGCCCAGCCACAGCCTCGCGGTCGAGCGCGTCCCCCTGTGTTCGATTTCAAATTCGAGCGGCTGCTGGTCGCGCTCGTCGCCGTGAGGTTTGAATTGCTTGGCGACGGATTCGAGGAAGAGGTGCAGGCCGAAGACGTTCAACCCCAAGTCGAGAATTTGTTGAGATGTAACTTTCATTCAATCCTTCGCCTCCCATAGTTTGCAGGCCGGGCTCCCGACCCTGATGTCTGAGCCGGGGCCGTGCGTCCACCTCCCGCCGCGACGGCGGAACTCTAAACACTTGTGATAGTCCTTCGAGTAGGTGATGACGACGTGATGCTTGCACGTCCCGCACGTCTCGCCGTCGGGGCCAGTGCCGGGCGTCGCGGCGTAACCTTGGGGCCGCGTCGGCTTGCGCCGCGTGTCAACGTCATCACACGGCGAGGCGGCGCGCGGGGCGGCGGTGATGGGCTCGCCGAATAGGTCGAGGCTTCGACCGCTGTTACTCATTCCTGTAATCCTCTTCGATCTGGCACTGGATACACAGCCGCTCTTTGACCTCGACGGCGAAGACGCACTCGACGCAAATGCGCGCGCGGCAGCGGCCGCATCTGAGGGCGAGGCCCAGCCGGCGCGAGCACTTCTCGCACCAGCCGACCAGTAGTTCTTTCGCCGCGCGTCCGGCTGCCGCTTTGCTCATCCTCACTCCTCGACGATGTTGGCCTTCGTCCTAATTCGCACTTCGCCGGTCAGCCCGTCGGGCCTCTCGTCGTCGCCGCCCGAGAGGAATTCGACGAACGCGGCGTTAACTAGGTCGCCGACTACCACGTCGCACCACGTCCAGCAGTCGGCGTTCTCGGGGTCGGCCGCGCGCATCATCGCCAGATACGAGCGGGCCAGAAATTCAAGGCCGGTGATGAAGTTGGCCGTGGCCTCTAACTGTTTGTCCTGGTCGTACGTCAGTTTCATCAGCGCAGGCCCTCCGGGAATAACAAGGCCGTCGCCTCGACGTAGCCCTCCCGCGGGTACCTGACGAGCTTCAAACCGCTGAGCGAGCTGAGGGCGTTGGTGAAAGACTTGGAGCGCGGGTGGTAGCCCATCGCCCCGGCGAGTTCGGCGCGGCCGACGGCGTCGGGGTGGGCTTCGATGATAAGCCGCAGCATCCGAGCCCTGACGGTGCCCGCGCCGAGCTGCTGATACCAAGCTTCGTGAAGTTCGCGGCGCGAGTGGATAGGCTCGCCCGGACGCGCCCGCGCGCGCCCCTCCCGCGTGAGGGCGATCTTGCCGGCGTCGGGGTATTCGATGAGCCCGGCCGTGTGGAGTGAGCTGAGCGAGTTAGTGAAAGACTTCGACCGCTGATGATAGCCGACGAAGACCGCGACGTTCGCGCGGTCGGGCTCGTCGATGCCGAAGGCTTCAAAGCGGGCAAGCTCGTCGAGGATGCGCTGCGCCGGGCCTGACAGCTTCCCGTCACCCGAGACGGCCGCCGCCGGGCGCGTGGCCCGAGGCAGCGGGGCGGTCGGCCGCCCGGCCCCGTGAAGCGAGCGCGCGGGCGGTGAAGGCTGAAGCTCCGCCGGGGCCGCGGTCGCGCGTTCGATCAAAGCCGCCAGCCGGCCGGCTTCCGCCTTCACCTCGGCGCGCGCCTCGTCGAAGCGGCCGGACAGCCCCGCCGTATTCTGAATTAACTCCTCGGCGCGGCCGGCGATGGAGTCCAGCTCTTTGACGACGGCCTCGATGCGAATCAACTCGGCCGGCTTGATGACGGGGACCTCGACCCTCTGCGTCTCGGCCGGCGCGGTGGCCGTCTTAGCTTCCTCAAGCGCGGCCTCCAGCTCCGCGACTTTCCGCGTCAGCTCGCCCACCTTTTTCTTCTGCTCACGCGGGTCATTTTCCTTCGCGCGCTCGATGGTCTCGGTCATCCGCGCGCGGTACTTCTCCAGGTCGGGCTTCGTCGCCCGGCCCGGCGCCTGGAGGGCTTGCCCGGCCTTGGGCGTGGCCGACGAGTCGAACGTCTGGCGGGCGCGCACGGGCACGACGCCCTCGAAGCCGAGCCAGCCCGGACTGATGACGAGCGCCGTGCCGACGGGCAACTGCCGGAGCTGCTCGACGATCTCCTTATGGCGCTCGCGCGCGACGTGGTCGCCCAGCCAGTCGGTGATGGCGCCGACGGAGTTGGGGCCCACGGTGCGGAACGCGACGAGCACGTCGGCCAACTCAGCCACGTCCTTATTGAGCCGGGCGCTGCGCTGCGTCAGCAGCGTCAGCCCGATCCCGAGGTTGCGCCCCTCCTCGCAAACCATAGCGATTGCGCCGAGGCACTTGGACTCGTCCACGTCGCCCGAGCGCAATCCCTGCGGCGCGTAGCGCGCGGCCTCGTCGATGATCTGCATCAGCGGCCGCCGGTGCTCGACCTGCCGCGCGTAGAGGCGCGTCATGTAGCTCGTGACGAAGCGGACCTTCTCGCCCTTCGACCAGGCGCGGCCGTCCGGGCGGCGGGAGATGTCCACGACGACGGAGATCGCCTCGTCGGCGACGAGGTCCGCGACCACCTCGCCGCCCGTCGGCTCGATGGGCAGGTCGCCGTGGACGCCGCCGAGGAGGAGTACTTCGAGGCCGGGCTCGCCGCGGCGGGCGCCGTGCTGAAGGCCCCACCAAACGCCCATCGGGTCAATGACGGAGAATCGTTGACCCGCGCCGTAGAGTTCCTCGGCGAAGACGCTGCCGAAATTCGTCTTGCCCATCCCTTTCGATCCGTAGACGACGAGGGTTTGAGTTACGGCGTCCACGGGCAGCGAGAGGTCAGGGGAGATATTTAATTTTTTCATTCGGACCTCGATAGTTTGAAACCGCATCCATCAACGCGCACGCGAGCCAGACGAGGGAGAGGAGTGCCGCGATGAGGCAGGCCCAACCCAACAGCTTAGTGAGGCGCATACTCATTTCACCTTTCTCACGTAGTAACGGCACGTCACTTCGGCGCGCGGCCTTTCTCCCGGCCGGCGTCAATCGTTTCGCCGGCCCGCTGCGCCCCCTCGGCGCGCTCTATCAGCGCGCGCCACACCAGCATTTCGCTACCTTCAGCGCCGGAGGCTTCGCGGGCTTCATAGGAGCGCCGGGCGAGTTCGGCGACCTCGCGCAACACCGCGCCCCATCCCCGCTCGCGTATCTCTCGCTCAACAGTCGTCATGTGCCGCTCCTTAATGGGCAGCCGGCTCGGCGGCCGCTCGATGATTAACCGCCTCGGCGGCTCACTCCCCGCAAACTCTTCGAGGAAGTGAGCCAGCGTGAGCTGATGAGGCGCCAGCCGCGGGATGTCTATGCCCGCGGCCTCTAGTTGCTTGAGCCACTCGGCGAACGTCGGCCGCTTCGATGAATCGGTCATGGCCTAAGCCTCAAGCGGTGACGGCGCGGCCGAAGACATCGCACGCCTTGCGCACGGCGTTCACCCACGCCTCCCGAATCTTCGGCGGCAGCTCGTCGAATGCCGGCATCTCTTCGCCGCGGAAATTCTTGTTTTCGGTCGTCTCCGCGTAAGCCTCGTAAGCGAACCTCGCCACGCTGAGCCAGTCGGTTTCCATGTGCCTCCTCCTAGTTCTCCCGAGTGCCTGAGTCGATGACCATAAGAACCATTATCAGACTTATTTATGGTATCTATAAAAATGTCTGATAAGACGCGCGCCACTGTCTTCCCCCTGCACGAATAAAAATTCGAGCGCGCTCGGGCGCTCACTTACGCCGGCCGCGGCCGCGCTTACCTTTCCGCCGTCGCGGCTTGCGGTACTCCAGCGGCAGCAGGTCCAGGGCCTCACGCTGCGCGTCCTCGGAACGGCGGTCGTAAATCGTCGTCGTCGAAACATCGGCGTGGCCGAGGAGCTGTTGAACGAGTGAGAGGTCCACGCCGCGGTCGAGCAAATGCGTCGCCAAGGTGCGGCGCAGATCGTGAGGCGTGACGGCCCGCGTGAGCTGGGCCTGCCTCGCCCTCTTCGAGAGGGCCTTATAGACGGCCTGCGCAGTCATCCTCCGCACCTCGACCCGGCCGGACTTGTCCACGGGGCACAGCAGCGCGCCGTCGGCGTCGCCCCGAGCCCGGAGCCATGCGAGCAGAGCGCGGCGGGCGCCGCCGCGGCGGAAGAAGACGGTGCGCTCGCGGTCGCCCTTGCCGCGCACCAGGAGCGAGTGATCCCTCCGGTCGAAGTCTTCGAGCGAGAGGCCGACGGCCTCCTCACGGCGCAGGCCGCCTCGGGACAGCAACGCGACGAGGCAGGCGTCGCGCGGCCCGGCGGCCGTCTTATCGCTCTCGCACGCCTTCAGCAGCGCGGCCAGCTCGTCTCCCGAAAGTGCCCGGCCCCGGCGGTCGCGCGAGGCCCTGACGGGCTTCACCACCGCGATCCGCTGGTAGTCGTCAACGCTCATCCCCAGCCCGCCCAGCAGCCACGCCTGTTTAGCCACGCCCTTCAGCGCCGAGAGGGTGACGTTGATCGTCGCGGGCTCGTAGCCGGCCGTCTTCATCCTCTCTTTAAGCAGCTCGACGTGGGCGTAGCGCAGCGCCCCCCACACGATCTCCTCGGCCGAGGCCGCGCCCATCAGGCGGGCCGCGCGCTTGAGGCAGACCAGCATGGACTCCTTCGATTTGGGCTGGCCGAGTGAGGCGAGGTAGACCCGGACGGGCGAGAGGTCGCGCTCCTGGGGGAGCCGGCCGCCCCCGCGGACGAGCTGTAAAGCGACCGCCTTTTGCGTGACCTCCGCCACGGCCCCGGCCCTCCCCTTTCGGTTATGAAAAAATCTCTTCTCGTAACCGATCCGCCGCCCCGCCGCGGATGAAAGAAAACCTCGATAAATCGGGGCCTCCGCGAGCCACTAAAGCCTCACGGCCCGGCCGCCCCGACGCGCAGGAATTCCGGCCCCCGGACGGCCGAGATAACTGCGCGGGGCGCCCCCCCGGCGCCCCGCGCGCCCGACGGCTCGGCAGCCTCGCCCCGAGTCTGCCGGGGGCGGCGCATACCCTTCCGAATGCACCCACGCCCCGCGCCGTCGAATCAATCCTCATCGCTCCCCCTCGGGCGTCAGATTGGGGCACTTGCGCGCCCCCTGCCCCGGCACCGACTCCCACCCGCTGCCGAAACACTTCGGGCACGTCGGCGGACATTTGACCGGCTGCGCGCGCCGCTCGATCTCGCTCAGCACGCGCTCGACGCGCGCGTCCATCTCGCCCCTACGGAGGTAGATCAACAGCCCGGCCGGGCTCTCGATGTTTTCTTTGCGGCGGATGCACTCCTCGATGTAGAGCTGATATTGCTCATCGTTGAATTTCCCCGCCGACACACCCACACCCGCCGCGCCGCCCGGCTCTTTCGTCGGTGTGGGTGTTGAGGGCGCTGCGCGCCCGGATGCCTTCAGTGATTCATCCCTGGAGGATTCATCACTAGGTAATTCTTTAGTTTCCGCCCCCGCCGTATCTGGCCGGGCCGTATCTGGCCTGCCCGCATCTGGCCCGGCCGTATCGGGCTCGACCGTATCCGGCCCGGCCAGATACGGCTTTTCAGTAAATGGTAAGGAGGGCTTATCAGCCTTTCTTTTCTTCGGCCTGCCCCCGTGAAGTTGCCGCACCTCCTCATCACTGAGCGGCTCGCCTTGCGGGGTCTCGTAAATCGTTGAAATCCAGACGATTCTCCCCTTGTGCCCGCGGTCTTTCTTGCGGATGAGGTATCGGAACTTCTCCAGCTCGCGCAGCATCGCGTAAACGGCGTCACGCCCGGCCGGCGAGTGCTTAACTAAATGGCGTACTTTCAACTCCCATTTATTCGGGAAACTGAGAATGAAGTGATGAAGGCCGCGCGCGCCGAAGGTCAGGCGTTTGTCGCGCACCGTCGAATTTTCGATAGTCAGCCACCGCTCCCTCTTCTCGACGCGGATGATGCCGCCGCCGTCGAGGTCGAGGGTTGTCTGCTTGGGCTTTTTCAAGCTTAGGCGCCTGCCTCCCTGTTGGAATCGGCTAGAGCTTCGGCGAAGGTCTTGCGATCTCCGGCCCCCGTCAGGAGCAGAGTTAAAGAATCGTCTGAGCTTCGAGTGACGCTCGAAGGCGGCGCGGCCTCGGCCCCGCCCTTCTCCTCATCGACCAGCTCGAAGGTGAGCGGCTCATCCTCCATGATGAGAAACACCCGGCGGGCGCCGACGGGCGGCGTGAATTGTGGCGCGCTCAAGGCTTCACCTCCCGGACGGTGCGCTCCGGGGCGGGGCTTCCCTTCCTCGTGCCCTTGCGCGCCTGGAGCGCGGCGTCCGCCTCGGCGAGCGTGCGCCCCACGGTGCCGCTGATAGAGACCCGCAGGCCCGGCCCCATGATGAGCGTGCCGAAGGCGGCCTCGGCGTCATCCCGGATTTGGTAGGCGGACACTTCCGAAGCGAGGACGGCGAACTCGTCACCGCCCAGGCGAAAGACCCGCGCGCCGAAGCCGCGCGCGGTGGCCGCGCCGACAATCGCGCCCGACATCATGCGGATTAACTGGTCGCCCGTGGCGTGGCCGCAGCTCTTGTTTGCTTCGCGGAAGTTGTCGGCGTCGAAGAGAACGACCCGGACGTGCGGGTCGGCTTCCGCCGAGGGCAGGGCGCGGTCGAGGGCGCGGCGGTTGGCGACGCCCGTGAGCGGGTCGGTGTTAGCCAGGCGCTCGAAGGTGTTGCGCTGCTCGACCAGCTCGGGGCAGATCGCGCCGGCGATGAGGCGGCGCAGTCGTCTAAACACTTCAGAGCCGAACACGTATCCCTTGCCTTTCCCACTCGGCCACGCGCTCCTCGCGGCGGCGGTCTTTCTCGACGAAGAAGGCTTCGCGGTCGCGGGCGCGCTGCTCTTCGCGGCGGCGGCCGCGGCCGGTGCGCCGCGCATCCCGCTTCTCAGCTCGGGTCTGAAGGTGGTGAGGGTCTGAGGTGGGCAGGCCCTCGAAGAAGTCACGCCCGGCGCCTTCAGGCGCGCGGTTGGCGCCGTGTAGGGCGCCGCCGCAGCGGCAGTCGCAGGTGGGGCGCGTTGCTCTCTCACATTGGACGACCTCGGCGTGACTGAGTGACCGCCTGTGAGTTTTAGGATTGCCGCCGGATGAGGTTTGCTTTATCATCCACGTGCCTTTCTTTGATGGGAGGCAGCCGGTTTCCGAGTTCAGCTTTCGCACGCAGGGCTCGGGGCCGGCTTTCCGTTTGTCAGGCCCTTTTTCGTTTCCGCCCCTCTTCAATCGAGACGACGGCGGGCGATGGCGCGAAGGCCGCGCGCACCATCTCCCGGTCGAGCTTCTCAACGTCGGCGCGCAGCACGACCGTCCGCCCCGCCGTCAGCGGGACGCGCCTGAGCTTCGAGAACACGCCCCGGCCCAGCCGCACCGTCGCCTCGCTCACGCGGAAGTGGGCCGCCACTTCTTTGTAAGTCATCCACTTCGACGAGTAGCTCTGAGTCAT